GCATCTGCCAATACGTTTGTGCCTAATACGCCAATATCTAACTGCATAGCCTGAGCAGTGCTTGGCCCAGTAGAAAAGTTTATTGTGGCGTTGATTACTGGAACTGTCATGCGAACGCAATCGAGCCAGCAGGTACTAATGCTCCATTACCTAGTTTAGTAATGTTACCTAAAGCATCTTGAATATAACGTTCTAAATCTTGGTTACTACTTAACACTGCGCCTGTGTTGACTGTAACGTCGATAATGGTAGCGCCTTGATTTGTTTGATTTGTGCCTGGCACTGCGTATTGACCTGAACTTCGGTCAAATGTAGCTGCTCCAGCCTGCACTCTTCCCAACAGATCAGGCACAGTAGTTTTTAAACGAGCTAGGGTTTCTATTGCGGTTTTAAATTCTATAGAAGAACTATTAAACACTGAAGCTAAATCTGTTACTGATTTAGCTGCGTTTATTTCGGCTAAAGACTTTTTAGCCAAAGCCTCATTATTGTCTAAGATGGCTAACTTAGATTGAATACGTAGTTTAGTCTCAGCATCTGTAGCCTCGCCCAACGCCTTCATTAAACCTATGCGCTCAACATCAAACTTTTCCGATAGTTTGTCAACCTCGGTTTGTTTCTTATTTTTGGCATCTAACAGCGCTAATTCTTTTTTCTTCTGCTCCGATAGTTTATTTTCTAGGCGTAGTTGCTGGCCAAAGATACGAGCCGATGCTCGGCCTTGTTTGTTGTCTGGCTGAGTGGCGCTTCTTGCACCACCAGCTAATCCCACAGCCCTTTGTAAGGCTAGCCCACCTGGTTGTAAGCGTATTAACAAATCGCCTAAACCACCAGAAGTTATCTTCGATGCTAGGCCGTCTAACTTGCTTATCAATAAACCTACGCCATAGATAGCATCGCTAATAGACTTGGCAAAGGTGTCCATTTGAGTAGCGGCACCTTCAATGCTTCTATTCTTGCCTAGTAAACTTATAGCATCTAATAAACCTTTACCGATTTCTTCTTTGGCATTCTCTGTAGATACTCTTAGTAGATCCATCTTGCCTGCATAGGTAGTTAATCTAGCTTGTGCCTGGCCTGCAAACTTGTTATTAAGTTCACCCAGAATCTTATCCATATCACCAGTTTTTAATGTGGCCTTACTTATGCCAGCACCTAAACGGCTAAGACCTGTGGTGTTGCCTGAGAATCCTCTAGTTAATGCTGCGCTTACCTCTGTTAAAGATCGACCAGTAGCAGCACTTACATTTAATGCAGTGTTTAATGCATCTTGGCTTTTTGTAATAGATCCTGTAGCTGTGAGTAATTGTTGGAATGCTGGGCGTAATTGGTCATCTAATACGCCTGTAACTTTTTGTAAATTGGCTATGTAATCTTCAACGGCTGGCGCACTAAATGCAAAACCAGTATTACGTAATTGAACCTCTAAAGACTTGGCTGCCTTCTCATCGGCTGCAAAGGCTTGTACTGCTCGCTTGCTAAATTGGAATAATTGCTGAGCGCCAAAAACTCCAGCAAAGGTCTTGCCTAATTTGTTTACTTGCTTGTCAAAGGCTGATACATCCTTTTTGCCTTTATTAAGTGCTTTACCATTCCAGGTGGCTATTGCGGAGACTACTACATTGGCCATTACGCTGCCTTCTTAATCTCTGTTGATTTGTTAAATTTTATAGCTGTAGAATTTATAGCACCTAGCACTGCTTGATAAACCTTGCCACTATCTTGTGCCCAAGCTTTGTAAATTAATCGGCCTTTAGTTTTTCGACCACCACCACGCACGCCTTTAATCTTTGGTTGTGAAGTGAGCCCTGGCATTGATGTAACAAATTGATACCCAGCAAATGGGTTATTTGATGCGTATTCTCTAGTAGATTTGTTGTAAGTGTACTCACGTGCCTTAGACTTGCCTTCGAATCCTTGTACCTTGCCAAAGGTTGTGCCAGGTAGGCTTGGATCGATCTGCTGGAATGGCGCTCTGCCTTGTGGGTTTTTACGGCCAGCAGTTTCATATATGCGACCTGGTGCGCTTACGTTGTAAACATAGTTACTAACTTTAAATCCATTTTTGAATGTGCGGTTATCGCCTGAATTGTATCCAATACCAGCCTTGACTGTGCCAGCATCATATTTAGGAAATGGGCGGTAATTGATATTCGGGTTAGGCTCTTTAGTCCAGCCTGACAGCACCTCAGAATTACCAGGCACAAATGATCTAGCCTTAGCTGCTACGTTACGCATTAGCGGATCAATAGCAGTCCTAATACGATCTTGTAAATCTTTGTCAATAAACTTTAGACCTGCAAGGACATCTTTAACGCCTACGGCTTCTGCTGGCATTTCGGATCTCCTTAGCTCTATCGGTTAGCACCTGTATGATTGCGGCATACATTTCGCTATCCATATCAATAAACTCTCTAGGCGGTATCCCAGTCTCTACGCTCAGTTGTGCGATGCTGTAAAGGATTGAAGACCGCTCAGTTATTTTTTTTCTTCGTCTAATACCTCGACAGTATCTAAGCTGTCAATAAACTCATCAAACGATAGAGATACCTGAGCGCCAGCCCTGCGTAAACATTCCCAAGCCAACCAGAATATATCTGACTGCTTCTCATCTTCACGCAAGGCCTTGCTAATTCCCATACCTCGTTTTAACTCGAAAGCGTACTCGACACCTGGTGTTATCTTGTGCTCTGATACTTCACCATTAGCCCTTGTTATCTTTAGCTTTGCCATTATTACTCCTTAGTTAAAATGCCACCGATGGGGACACTGTTACTGCGGAGTTTATAGTAAATGTTACAGATGAGGTAGCGATCTCAGCCACGCCGCCTTGACCCACTGGAGTTAAGTTATTTACCAAGATTGAGAATTGGTAAGATGGGTTTGCTGCTGATACTACTGTGCCTTTAACTGTAATCATTGACACAGAAATTGTCTGACCAAAGCAATCATTCAAAGTCTGCATTACCTGAGCAGATGCCCAGTCGTTGATAAAGTCAAGTGTTAAGGTGCCAGATTGTAGGCCAGCCACAAACTTATGAGCTGTGTCGCCCATAGCTGTTACTTCTAGCTCATCCGCTACTTGGTTGATTACTGCATTGGTTACATATGCAGAAATGTCAATAGAAGGTGTTGTCTTGGCTGCTGCTGTTGCCAACTTAACACCAACATTGTTATTTAAATAGATTGCCATTGTTATTCCTCATCTTTCTTTGTTTGTGCAGTTGGTTTTGGTGCTTCTTTGATCTGGCCTGTCTTAATTAAGAAGGCTAAGTCTTCTGCTTGTGTGCTCATTTTAACTCCAGCTCGTTAGGATTGATACAGTTATTTCTGATGTTAATAAATCTCCACTAGCTGCATTAGTTATAGCTGGAGCGGAGACACTTGATATGTTGTAAACCAGGGTCGATGCCGCTAGTTTAGTTACTACTGCCACAATAAAATTTTCCATGCCTAGCAAGTTGCCTTGGTTGTCAAATGCCGGTGTGGTTATTAAAATCTTAAAATTAGCTAAGGGCGAGATACCTGTCTGACTGTTATTGTTTGGCACTATATAAGGATCGCTAGGCGTAACTACTACGCTATTGGCAAGTAAGGTTGCTGGCGGAAATGCGAAGGTAGACCATACTCCAGCGTTTGTTAAAGCTGTTGCTAGCGTGCCACGTAGGGTACTTATTGCGGCCATTAGCCTACCAGTGTGTTAGGGCTTGAATACGGCTGGATGAGACCACGCACTCTGTTAATCAGCTGATAACCCATCCGATATGGGCTTGCAGAGACCCCATCCATACCTACCCCACCAGTCTGGCTAACTTGACGGCTCTGCCAGATGTCTACAGCTACGATCATCGCAGCCTCTCTGATGGCAGGGGTCGCAGTGTAAGCCTGTGGTTTATGCTCAGGGCCAAGGGCTCGGCCGTATGGTTTAATAAAATGGAAATTGTCATCCGCAGCTGTCTTTGCATATTGAATAATACTGTAGCCATTAGGGTATGAACTAAATGCGTATGTACTCCAAAATGCTGTGCCAATAGATGCTGGCACTGTAGTACCGGGGAATGATCCGGTTAGTGTGTATGTGCCGTTATATGTTGCACCACAATTACTTACTGTTATTGATTGACCTGTAACAAATATGCCAGGGTTTGCTAATACTAAAGTTGCTACGTTGTTGCTAATGGATGAGCCCACTACTGGGGCATCGTTATGCCAAAGGTAAGGTGATATTAAATCTTCTGCTGCCTGGCAGCACTCTTCTACAGTTGCATCACTATACAAAGTACCAATGCCAAGATTATCTCTTAGTTGTTGCATTGTTACCATTACGGCTGCCATAGTGTCCTTTCTAGAAAAGCTCCCTAGGGCTAGGGCTACTAAACCCTAGGGATTATTAAATTAACTAACTTATTAAGTTAGGTTGAAACGGCGAACGCCACCTTGTACTAATACACCAACGGCCATGTAGCCATATAGTGATGTCTCGATTTCGCCTGAAGTTGGGATGTTTGTTGACAGACGTAGAATTGGTGACTCGTAAATTGATACTGCTGAAGGTACAACAATAAATGCTGATTCATCAATTACAGTAGATACTGCGTTTGGATCTACGTATAGATCTAAACCAAGTACGTTCCCACGCAACGAACGTGGTGATGCTTGTCCTGCTGCGTTCATTGGTTGTGAGGCTGTGTAAATTGGGC